CGGAATGGGAAGCCAGCCGCAGACGGCTGGTCTGGCCCAATGGAGCGGTGGCGCAGGTGTATTCAGCACATGATCCCGACAGCCTGCGCGGGCCGCAATTCGACGCAGCCTGGGTGGACGAGCTGGCGAAGTGGAAGAAGGCGGGCGAAACCTGGGATATGCTGCAGTTTGCGCTGCGGCTGGGGAGCAATCCGCGACAGGTCGTTACAACCACGCCGCGCAATGTCGAGGTGCTGAAGGCGGTGCTGAAAAACCCCTCGACGGTGCTGACCCACGCGCCGACCGAGGCAAACCGGGCCTATCTGGCCGCAAGCTTTCTGGAAGAGATTCGCGGCCGCTACAGCGGGACATGGATCGGGCGGCAGGAGCTGGACGGTATTCTGCTGGAAGAGGTCGAGGGCGCGCTGTGGACGTCTGCACAGCTTGCGGCGCTGCGCCTGCCGCTGGCGCCAGACCTGGATCGGATTGTGGTGGCGGTTGATCCGCCAGTGACCGGCCACCGGGGATCCGATGCCTGCGGGATCGTGGTGGTGGGGGCAAGCACCGAGGGGCCGCCGCAAAGCTGGCGCGCCGTGGTTCTGGAGGATGCAAGTGTTTCGGCGGCGTCCCCGCAGGCCTGGGCGCAGGCCGCGATCCAGGCGTTTCACCGGCACCGGGCCGACCGGCTGGTGGCAGAGGTCAACCAGGGCGGCGCGCTGGTGGAAAGCCTGATCCGCCAGTTCGATGCGTTGATCCCCTATCGGGCCGTGCATGCAGCGCGTGGCAAGGCGCAGCGCGCGGAGCCGGTGGCAGCGCTGTATGAACAGGGTCGTGTGCGGCACCTGGGCGGGCTGACGGATCTGGAAGACCAGATGTGCCGCTTTGCACGGCAGGGCTATGCCGGGCCGGGCAGCCCGGACCGGGTGGATGCGCTGGTCTGGGCGCTGACCGATCTGATGATTGAACCGGCCCTGTCCTGGCAGCGGCCCGGCATCCGTCCGCTTTAGACGGGCAATCCCCGGCGGGCAGCCATGCCCAAGGGTGTTGGTGGCCAAACCAAGGCCGCAAAAGGCATGCCCGATGACAAAGGAGCAGTTTCGCAATGAAGTTCGACTTTATGACGCGCAGGCGGGGACAGGCACCAGAGCACAAGGCCTCGGCCACGGGGGCGCTTGTCACGTTCCGCGGCGGCGGGCGGGCGGTCTGGAGCCCGAGGGACACGGTTTCGCTGATGCGGACCGGCTTTCAGAGCAACCCGGTGGCCTTCCGCGCCGTCAAGCTGATTGCCGAAGCCGCCTCTGCCCTGCCGCTGATCCTGCAGGACCGCGACCGGCGCTATGAGACGCATCCGGTGCTGGAGCTGATCCGGCGTCCGAATGCGGCACAGGGGCGTGCCGACCTGTTCGAGGCGCTGTACGGCTTTCTTCTGTTGTCGGGAAACGCTTATCTGGAGGCGGTGCCGGGTGGCGCGGCCCTGCCGGGCGAGTTGCATGTGTTGCGGCCGGACCGGATGAGCCTGGTTCCGGGTGCCGATGGCTGGCCCGCCGCCTATGACTATTCCGTGGGCGGGCGGACGCACCGCTTTGCGATGACCGGCGGGCCGCCGCCGATCTGTCACATCCGGACGTTCCATCCGCAGGATGACCATTACGGCTTTTCGCCCCTGCAGGCGGCCGCAGTCGCGGTGGACGTGCACAATTCGGCATCGGCCTGGTCGAAGGCGCTGCTTGACAATGCCGCCCGGCCCTCGGGGGCGATTGTCTATCGGGGCGTGGACGGGCAGGGCAATCTGAGCGCCGATCAGTATGACCGGCTGGTCAGCGAGATGGAGAGCCATCATCAGGGCGCGCGCAATGCCGGCCGTCCGATGTTGCTGGAAGGCGGGCTGGACTGGAAACCGATGGGCTTTTCGCCCTCGGACATGGAGTTCCAGCAGACCAAGGAAGCGGCAGCGCGCGAAATCGCCGTGGCCTTCGGCATTCCGCCGATGCTGATGGGGGTACCGGGCGAGGCGACCTATGCCAATTACCAGGAGGCGCACCGCGCCTTTTACCGGCTGACGGTGCTGCCGCTGGCCGGGAAGGTGACGGCTGCGATTTCGCACTGGCTGTCGACCTTTACCGGGGAGGAGGTGGAGTTGCGTCCCGACCCCGATCAGGTGCCCGCGCTGGCGGCAGAGCGCGACCAGCAATGGGCGCGCGTCGGGGCGGCAGATTTCCTGAGCCCGGCAGAGAAACGGGCCGCCCTTGGCCTGCCGCCGCTGGCGGAGGGCTGAGCATGCGGGAAGCAGCCGGCGGATCGAAGTATCTGTACGAGAGTTTCGATGCGGCCTCGGCCCGGATCGAGGCGAATGAGCGGGTGGCGCAGGAACGCTGGGCCGCGCTGGAATTTCGTCTTGGCCAGATCGATGCGGCCCTGGAGCGGCTGGAAAAGCGCATCTGGGTAGGGGTTTACGGCGTGGCCTGTTTTCTGCTGGTGCAGATGGCAGAGGCCGTGATTGCGGCAGCGATGAGGTAGCAGCGACATGGATGAGATGACACAGACGGGCGCGCCGGAGCGCAAGTTCCATCGCCCCGAGGCCGGGATCACGGTGACAGAGGGATCGCGGGTCGAAGGCTATGCCTCGATCTTCGGACGCCGGGATCAGGGCGGGGATGTTGTGGGGCGCGGGGCCTATGCGGCCTCGCTTGCAGCCCTGGCCGCATCTGGGCGGCGGGTCAAGATGCTGTGGCAGCATGATCCGGCGCAGCCCATCGGGGTGTGGGACGAGGTGCGCGAGGATGCCACGGGTCTTTATGTCAAGGGGCGCATCCTGACGGAGGTGGCCCGCGGACAGGAGGCCGTTGCCCTGCTTGCGGCGGGCGCAATCGACGGACTTTCGATCGGCTATCGCACGCTGAGGGCCGAGAGGGATGCCAAGGGGCAGCGGCTGCTGCAGGAGCTGGATCTGTGGGAAGTGTCGCTGGTGACCTTTCCCATGCTGGCTGAAGCGCGGGTCCAGGCCAAGGCCGACCCGGACGCCGATGCGGGCTGGAGCGGGCTGGCGCGGCTGTTCGAGCAGGCGCGCCGCAATCTTGCCGCGCGCTGAGGCGGCACAATCACGGGGGACACGATGGGTGAGACCAAGACCCGGTCCGGGGCGCAACGCCCCGTGGCCGCCGGACCGGCCGAGCAGATGACCGAGGCCTTGTCCGGTTTTCTGCAGGAATTCCATGGCTTTCAAGCCGAAGTGACATCTGCTTTGCATCAACAGGAAGAGCGACTGACCATGCTTCAATCTAAGACGATGACCTATGGGCGCCCCGTGCTTTCGACCGCAGTCGAAACGGAACAGCCGCACAAGAAAGCCTTCGGCGCCTATCTGCGCCACGGCGACGATGAGGCCCTGCGCGGCCTGACGCTGGAAGGCAAGGCACTGAGCACGGCTGTGCCCGGCGATGGCGGTTTTCTGGTGAGCCCGCAGATGGCGGACACGGTGAAATCCATGCTGGTTGCAACCGGGTCGATCCGGTCGATTGCCAGCGTGGTTACGGTCGAATCCTCGAACTACGACGTGTTGATCGACCGGTCGGACGTGGGAGCGGGGTGGATTACCGAAACGGGGTCGGTCACCGAGACGGCGACGCCGCTGATCGAGCGCATCTCGATCCGGCTGCACCAGCTTGCGGCCATGCCGAAGGCAAGCCAGCGGCTGCTGGATGACAGCGCCTTTGACGTGGAGGGCTGGCTGGCCGAGAAGATCGCCTCGCGCTTCATCCGGTCAGAGTCGGCGGCCTTTGTGAATGGCGACGGGGTGGACAAGCCCAAGGGGTTCCTGCTGCCGCCCAAGGTTACGAATGCGACGTGGACCTGGGGCAACCTGGGCTATGTGGCCAGCGGCGCCGCTTCAGACTTCCCGACGACAAATGCCGTCGATTGCATCGTGAACCTGGTCTATGCGCTGGCCGCCCCGTACCGCGCCAATGCGACCTTCGTGATGAATTCCAAGACGGCGGGGGCCGTGCGCAAGATGAAGGACGCCGATGGCCGCTTCATGTGGGCAGACGGGCTTGCCGTGGCGGAACCGCCGCGCCTGATGGGCTATCGGGTGCTGATCTGCGAAGACATGCCCGACATTGCCGCGAATGCCCATGCAATCGCCTTTGGCGATTTTGCCGCCGGGTACACGATTGCGGAACAGACGGACCTGCGCATCCTGCGCGATCCGTTTTCGGCCAAGCCGCATGTGCTGTTCTATGCCACCAGGCGCGTGGGGGGCGACGTCAGCGATTTTGCGGCGATCAAACTGCTGAGATTCGCCGTGACCTGACGGGTGACCGGTGCGCCGCCCCGGTTCAGGGGCGGCGGCCGGTGTGCGCCGCTTCGCCTGACGCAGGGCGGGGCGACCTTTGCACACTGAAGTTTTGGCCTTTCGCGAAGCGGAGACGACCCCAATGTTGAACGAAGACACGCCCATTCCGGCCGCTGCCTTGCCGATCCAGGTGATGCGGGAGCATTTGCGCCTGGGCACCGGCTTTGCCGAAGAGGGATTGCAGGACGGGTTGATCGAAGCCTATCTGCGGGCCGCAATTGCGGTGATCGAGGCCCGGACCGGCAAGGCCCTGCTGCAGCGCGTGTTCCTCTGGGTGCTGGACGACTGGCGCGACCCGGCAGCGCAGGCGCTGCCGGTGGCCCCGGTGCGCAGCATTGTGTCGGTCACGTTGAAGGATGCTGCGGGCGCATCAACCGTGCTGGATGCCGGCCTATACCGGCTGATCGCCGATCTGCACCGCCCGCGCCTTGCGCCGACAGGGACCTTGCTGCCCTCAGCGCCGGTTGCGGGGCAGATCGAGGTGGTGTTCACGGCAGGTTTCGGGGCTTTGTGGAGCGATGTTCCGGCGGACCTGCGGCAGGCGGTGCTGATGCTGGCGGCCGATCTGTATGAACGGCGCGATGAGATGGGCCTGCGCGAACAGGGGCTGCCTTTTGCGATTGTGTCGCTGATCGAGCGCTGGCGGACCGTTCGGGTGTTGGGCGGAGGCAGCGCATGACCAGGATATCCCTGTCGCGCCCGCTGGTTCTGGAGGTGCTGCGCACCGAGCCGGACGGGTTGGGCGGCTATCAGGAGTTCTGGCAGGCCCTGGGGACCCTGTGGGCCGAGGTGACGGCCGGCACGGGGCGGGACGCGCCGGTGGAAGAGTTCACACGGGCATCGGTGACCTACCGGATCACGGTGCGTGGCGCGCCGGTGGGGGCCGAACAGCGCCCGCGGCCGGACCAGCGGTTTCGTGACGGATCGCGGCTGTTCCGGATTCTTGCTGTGACCGAGCGCGATGCGGCGGGGCGGTATCTGCTGTGCTTTGCCCGGGAAGAGGGGACGACATGAGCTATGGACAGGCCGCGGCCCTGCAGGCCGCCGTGTATCAGCACCTGACCGCCCTGCCGGTTCTGGCCGGGATCCCGGTCGTCGATGCGATTCCCAAGGGGCAGGAGGCTGGGACCTTTGTGCTGATTGGCACCGAAGAGGTGCGCGATCTGTCCGATGCCAGCGGGTCCGGGGCAGAGCACCGGTTCGCGGTCAGCGTGATCAGCGAGGCGGCGGGGTTCAACGTCGCCAAGGATATGGCGGTGGCGATTTCAGACGCGCTGAACAACGCGGCTTTGGCGCTGAGCCGGGGGCGCCTGGTGGGCCTGTGGTTTCAGCGGGCCACGGCCCGCAGGCGGGATGATGGCCGCGTCCGGCGCATTGACATGACATTCCGGGCGCGGGTCGAGGACTGAGGGCGCGCGGGGCGGTAAACGAAACATCTGAGGGGAGCGGCGGGATGCCTGTCCAGAATGGCAAGGACCTTTTGATCAAGATCGACCTGTCGGGGTCGGGGCAGTTCGAGACGGTGGCGGGATTGCGGGCCACGCGGATCAGCCTGAATGCGGAACCGGTGGACGTGACCAGCCTGAACAGCCCGGGTGGCTGGCGCGAACTGCTGGCCGGGGCTGGCATGAAATCGGCATCGATCAGCGGATCCGGGGTGTTCCGCGATGAGCAGACCGATGCCCGCGCGCGGCAGGTGTTCTTCGCTGGCGAGATGCCGGCCTTTCAGGTGATCGTGCCTGATTTCGGCACGATTGAAGGGGCGTTCCAGATTACGGCGCTGGAATATGCCGGCACCTTTGACGGCGAGGCCACGTACGAGCTGACCCTGGCCTCGGCAGGCCTTTTGACCTTCGTGGCGCTGTGATGGCGAACCCCTGGGCAGGAGAGGTGACCGTCACGTTGAATGGCCAGGCGCATGTGGCGCGCCTGACCCTGGGGGCGCTGGCCGAGCTTGAGGCGGCGATGGACACGGGCAGCCTGGTGGACCTGGTGGAACGCTTTGAGCAGGGGCGGTTCAGCACGCGGGATGTGATGGCACTGATCGTGGCAGGTCTGCGCGGGGGCGGCTGGCGCGGCACGGCGGAAGACCTGCGCACGGCGGAAATCGCCGGCGGCCTGGGCGGCGCGGCGCGGATGGCTGCCGAGTTGCTGGCGCGGGCCTTTGCGCCGCAGAACCTTGGCGACCGGGCGTGACGCGCATCGACTGGCCCGGTCTGATGCAGGTGGGCATCGGGCAGCTTGGATTGGCGCCGGAGGCGTTCTGGCGCCTGACCCCGGCGGAATTGCAGATTCTGACCGGCCTCGGGCCGCCGGGACAGGCCGCGTTCACGCGGGCGCGGCTGGACGCGCTGGTGCGGGCCTTTCCGGACCGGATGAAGGGAGAGGTTGATGATCGAGATCGACAGTTTGTCAGAGAAGATCGCGGCGCTTGAAGGTGCCTGTGCTGCAACGGCCGGCGGGATCGGGGGCCTGAACAGCGAGTTGGGCAGAATGCAGGGCGGGATTGCCCAGGCGGGACGCGAGGTGACCGTGCTGTCCAGCGGGATCGGCACCGGGTTGCGGCGCGCCTTCGATGGGTTGGTCTTTGACGGTGCCAAGCTGTCGGACGCGCTGAAGGGCATCGGCCAGTCCCTGTCCGACACCGTCTACCGTATGGCGACCCGGCCCGTGACCGATGCCCTGACCGGCTTTCTGGCCAAGGGTGTTGGCGGGTTGATGTCGTCTGTCACGCCCTTTGCCAAAGGGGGGGTCATCGCACAGGGCCGCGTCACGCCCTTTGCGCGCGGTGGCGTCGTGACGGGGCCAACCGGGTTCGCGATGCGCGGGGGACAGGGCCTGATGGGTGAGGCGGGTCCGGAGGCCATTCTGCCATTGTCACGGGGCGCAGATGGGCGCCTGGGCGTACAGAGCGCCGGGGGCAGCGGCAGGGGCGTGTCGGTGGTCATGAATGTAACGACGCCGGACGTGCAGGGATTTCAGCGCAGCCAGGGGCAGATCGCCGCGCAGGTGAACCGGGTGCTGGCGCGCGGCCAGCGGAACAGATGAGGGCGCGGAATGGGATTTCACGAAGTGCAGTTCCCGGTAAACCTGAGTTTCGGGTCGTCCGGCGGGCCGGAGCGGCGCACGGAAATCGTGACGCTGACGAACGGATTTGAAGAGCGCAGCACGCCCTGGGAACATTCGCGCCGTCGCTATGACGCCGGTCTGGGGATGCGCAGCCTGGACGATCTGGGAGAGGTGATCGCCTTTTTCGAAGCGCGGCGCGGTCAGCTGCACGGGTTCCGCTGGAAAGACTGGGCGGACTTCAAATCAACCGCCCCATCGCAACCGGTGACGGCACAGGACCAGTTCATCGGGCAGGGGGATGGGGTGCGCAAGGACTTCAGACTGAGCAAGACCTATGTTTCCGGGACGGGGACCTACCAGCGCCCGATTGCAAAGCCGGTGGCCACGACGGTGCGCGTGGCTTTGGGGGGTGTTGAGAAGGTTCTTGGTGTGGACTGGACCTTGGCAGCGGCGACGGGGACCGTGACCTTTGCGGTGGCCCCCGCCCCGGGGGCCGTACTGACAGCCGGGTTCGAGTTCGACGTCCCGGTCCGGTTTGATACGGATCGCATTCAGACCTCGATCGATGCCTTTCAGGCGGGGGATGTCCCTTCGGTTCCGGTGGTGGAGCTGCGGGTCTGATGGCGGGGCGCGAGGATCTGCTGGCGCATCTTGCCGGGGGTGTTGCAACCCTGTGCCGGGCCTGGGCCGTGCAGCGAAAGGATGGCCTGGTGCTGGGATTCACCGATCACGACCGCGATCTGACCTTCGAAGGGATTGTCTTTCGGGCGGGAACGGGCATGACGGCGCAGGCCCTGATGCAGACCACCGGCCTTGCCGTCGACAACACCGAGGCAGTCGGCGCGCTGAGCAGCGGTGCAGTCACCGAGGCGGATCTGATGGCAGGGCGCTATGACGCGGCCGAGGTCCGGTGCTGGCTGGTCAACTGGAGCGATGTCGGACAGCGTCTGGTGCAATTCCGCGGAACCTTCGGCGAGATCGTCCGGTCCGGGGGGGCGTTCCGGGCTGAACTGCGCGGCCTGACCGAATCCCTGAACCAGCCTCAGGGCAGGGTGTATCAGCGCAACTGTGCCGCAATTCTGGGCGATGCGCAGTGCCGCTTTGATCTGGGCCTTCCGGGTTATTCGGTGGACCTGACCATTGCGACGCAGGTTGAGGGGCGCGTGTTCGGACTGTCCGGCGCATTGGGCTTTGCTGCCAACTGGTTCGAAAAGGGCCGGGTCCGGTTGCTGGACGGACTTGCGCAGGGACAGATCGGTCTGATCAAGTTCGACCGGATCGAGGGCGGTCAGCGGGTGATCGAGCTGTGGCACCGCATTGGACCCCAGGTGGCGGCGGGTGATCGCATCCTGCTGGAGGCAGGATGTGACAGGCGTACCGAAACCTGTCAGGGGAAGTTCAATAACTTCAATAATTTCAGAGGTTTTCCGCATATCCCTGGTGAAGACTGGCTGCTGTCCTATCCCACGGATGACGGTGGCAATGATGGCGGGAAGTTGCGGTGATGGCGGGGCGCGGCCTGCAGGTGGTCAATCTGGCACGGAGCTGGATCGGAACGCCCTACCGGCATCAGGGCTGCGTTCGGGGCGCAGGGGCCGACTGCCTGGGATTGCTGCGGGGCGTCTGGCGCGAATTGTACGGGGCGGAGCCGGAAGCGGTGCCACCCTATACGGCGGACTGGGCGGAGCCCGGTGGCCAGGAAGCGCTGTGGGACGCTGCCCGGCGGTGGCTGGTGCCCTGTGGTGCCGGGCTGGGCGGCCCCGGCGATGTGCTGCTGTTTCGCATGCGTGAGGGCGGAATCGCCAAGCATCTGGGGATCGCAGCAGAGACCGGCGATGCCGCCAGCTTCATCCACGCCTATAGCGGGCATGGTGTGGTGGAAAGCCCGCTGTCACAGCCCTGGGCGCGCCGGATTGTCGCGCGGTTCACCTTTCCCGAAGGAGTGGTCTGAATGGCAACGATCGTTCTGTCGGCTGTCGGGGCGGCTGTCGGGGGCGGCTTTGGCGGCACGGTCCTGGGCCTGTCGGGGGCGGTCATCGGCCGGGCTGTGGGGGCCACGCTGGGCCGGGTGATTGACCAGCGGCTGATGGGATCAGGCTCTTCTGTTGTTGAAGTGGGCCGGGTCGAGCGTATCCGGGTGATGGGTGCCAGCGAAGGCACCGCCATCGGGCAGGTTTTTGGCCGGATGCGGGTGGCGGGGCAGGTGATCTGGGCCACAAGGTTCAAGGAGACGGTCACGACGACCCAGCAGGAAAGCCAGGGCGGCAAGGGCGCAAAACCGAAATCCTCGGTTGTGACCGAGAGCTATTCCTATTCAGTCAGCCTTGCCGTGGCGCTGTGCGAGGGAGAGATTCTGAGCCTGGGCCGGATCTGGGCTGACGGCAACGAGATTGCGCGGGACCGCCTGACGATGCGGGTGTATTCGGGCAGCGAGAGCCAACTGCCCGACGCGATGATATCGGCTGTCGAAGGAGCAGGTCAGGCACCAGCCTATCGCGGCATCGCCTATGTGGTGTTCGAGGATCTGGCCCTGGGCGAATTCGGCAACCGGGTGCCGCAGTTTTCCTTCGAAGTGGTGCGCCGGGCGCAGGGGGCT